TTAACTGTTCCTCGTTTTTCGAACATCCCTTTAACTTCATTTTGAGCATTACGCTCACGAACTCTTATCTCAGCTAAAACATCTTCACGTTTAGCAGATAGTTCATCATAACTTTGACCAGACATTGAGAATGCACGATTTTGAATAGCAGACTCACGCTGTAATCCTGAAGCTTGAGCATTAATAGTTGTTGATGCAAATTGACGACCAATATAAGTAGATGCTTCGGACTCAGCTCTTGTACGAGCTGTGGTATCCATTGAATTCATCTTAGTGCGAAGACCTTTGATGCTATCGCGCAAACTACCTGTTTGCTCTTGATAAAAAGGAGAGTCACGGAATTCAGGTGTTGTACGACCTTGATCTATTAAAGAGTTGAGTAATTTACCTTCACTTTTAATTCGATCTTCAAGTTGTGTACGTTGAAAACCTTTGCGTTGTGCACGTTGACCAATGCGTTCTAATTCAGAAAGAGTACTACTGCGGTCGATATCGTCCGCAAATGTATTCATGCCTTTTTTGTTAGACTGGTTTTGATCTGCCATTTACCCTACTCTTCAAAATTCTCTTCTATGTCTTCACCAAATGTATCACCATAGACCTGCTTAGCTTGCTGGAGTTGTTGCTCCATCCACTTAATATTCTCAGGATCTTTGGCAGGATCAATAGCAGGTTTTTCTTCAGATTTGGCAGCAGATGAACGCATTTCAGCTTCACGCTCTTCACGCTCCATCTTTTCAGCCCAATCTTCGGCTTGCTTATCTTTATCCTCTTCCATCTTAACATCTTCTTGCTCAAGCCGTTCTTGCTCTGCCTTTAGACGTTCAATACGGTCATAAAACTCATATAAGAGTTCTTCTATCGTATAGTTTTCAAGTAAGGGATCTTTTAATGGGCGATTATAAGTACGAGACCACCATGATTTAAGGAAAAGCAATAGCTGCTCTTCCGTATCTAAATCGGCTCTGGCATTGCGGGTAGCAATTTCTCTTATGGCGTCGACGGTTGAGATGGATCCGGCTTCTGAGTCTTTTTCTTTAGCTCTTCTTTCCATTCGAACTCAGCCTCCTGAACCTTACGATATAGCACAACTAAAGCGGATTCATCTTCAATACCATTACCGCCACCAGACTGTTTCCACCATTCAGGTGCTTCAACAATTTTAGCGCGTAGGTTTGCAAGGATGATTGCTAGACCAGCAAGATCATCTGTAGGGTTAGCATAATTTCCAAGAAGACGTGTCTTCTCTAATGCAAGGGCGTGTTTCTGCCCAACTGTAAGAGTACATAGCACTGTGAAACGGCCATCGTATTTTCGGCCAGTATCTTCACCGACATGTTCAAAATCGAAAGTCTTTTCTTTGCTTGGTAGATCCATTGTAACTCCTTAATCAGAAGTTATTATACCTATAGAACAGTAGAGGCTTAGAATCCGAAGTTTCTTAATTTATTTGCTACTTGACCAGCTACTTCTTGTAGTCGGCTTTGAGGAGAGGTTGGGCCAGAACCTGAGGCTGGAGTGGCTGACGTAGACTTAGCTCCGTCTGCTAACTCAGGCTTGCGCTCATCTTGAAAACCAATAGCTCTCCATTGAAGAGTTACATTAGCTAAAGAGTCGACACGTATGTCTTCACTTCTAGATGTAATCATAGCCTTGCTTGTATAGAATAAAAGTTGATCTGTTGCTGAATCTCTCACTTCAATAGTGATGTATTGTTGAAACAGAAAATTAAGTGCATCAGGTTGCCATAACTCAGTTCCTGCTGATTGACCAGGAATATGAAGTGCAGAAATAGTACCTTCAACAGAAATTCTTTGAGGTGCAAGTTCTGCAGGAAAGTAATCATCGATTGTATTAATCTCTGTTACTGCTGTATTAATTCTCCAAGAAATACCAAATGCAAAACCTGTAATTTTGCCATTGATTTTCATTGTGGTGCGAGCGCCAGAAGCATATTTAGCAGACTGCTTAGTAGAAAAGATACCAGCAGCGTTGCTTGCAACGTTATCTGTTAACCTTTGTCCTACACCTGGTCTGTTATTAAAACCTGACATTATCCACCATTAAACTGTTGACCAATACCAGAAAAATCTGCAACGAAACTATCTTCGTCTACGTATAGAGCAACAAAATTAAAGCGCTGAACAGCAGCGCCTTTTTTAGTTAAATTAAAGTCAGCTTGAGTGATACGAACATTGCGAATATTTGCAACACCAATATCTCCTGTAGCTGTCTTTTGATAAACTTGAATATCGAATGTAACACCGTTTTGAAACTTAGAAGGATCTAATGCTTCGTTTGCACGACCATCATTTCCTACTCCGTTACGAGCTAAAAAATCACCTAGAGTTCCGCCCCATACTCCGCCCCAGTTTCCAACGCCGTTACCAGCATCATTACCAGATAAACCAGGAGCAGTTTTGCCACCAGCATTACTCTTAATATCTTTTGCATAACGTATGACGGAGAAACTTCCTGAGACTGTGTAGCCTAATGGCTCAACACTGGAACCTTCATACATGCCTAAAATTTTAGGAGTTTGAGTGAGAACTTGAACTGAATAGGATAAATCAGTACAGAAAGCTAGCGTTTTGTCGTTAACTCTTACTTTGGCATTAGCGCCGGTAATAAATGTTGGACGAATGCCAGCCATCTGTATTGATTCCTAATTTTCTGATTACGTAAGGTCTGTGTCGCCAGAGAATGAAGCGTCGAAAGACTCATCATCCGCAACGATACCAACGAAAGCCAAACGATCAACTAAGATACCACGTTTATTCAACGAAGCGCTCTTACGTGTGAAGCGGCAATCTTTGATAGTAATGAACTCAACAGAGTCAGTTACTTGCGCAGTACCACCAGCAGCTGTAAGGCCAGTTTGTTCTTTTTGATAAACAGCTAAATCCCAAGTTTGAGAAATAAGCATGTTACCAGGGTTGATTTCGTTAGCGCCGTTTCCACCAGTTGTGTAATCGACTTTACCGAGACCGTTACCACCTGTGTTTGTTCCAGGCATATTGTTTTGTTTCGCGATACCAGTGTATCGAACAACAGACAATTCGCCAGCTACAGAGTAGTTTACCGGTTCATTGGTAACTGCTTCGTAACGACCCATTGTTTCGATAGGAATCGTGTCTACTGAAATTTGGTATGAAACGTCTGAAGCGTAAGCAAACGTTTTACCGCCTACTTTAATCTTAGCGTTCGCACCTGTTATAAATGAGGGCTTCTTTGCTGCCATCTTATTATCCTTTTGGTCTTGTGGTTGACCTTACCATCCATTTTTTTAGGCCGCACTATGCAACCCATTTATAGTTACTATACCCCACTTTAAGTTAATCACTGTACAATAGGCCTACCACTATAAGGTGGCAACAACAAAGGAGAGGCCCATGAGCCAGACCAAATATCCCGTACTTAAAGTACGAAACAAAAACCCAGGAACTATAAGTACTGGAGCTAACACAGAAGTAGAGTTAGATGGTAAAAAGTTATCAACTCTATCTTTCTTAAAGCTTGAATTTCATTCAAGAAGAGTAACGAAAGTTACTATGGAAATGTACGTCGATGTCGACATCGAAATCGAACCAGGCGATGCAACCATGACTATCAAAAAAGTCTCAGGATTACATTCAATCCTTGGATCACTTTATAAGAATTTCTTTAATAAGTAATCGGGAAAAGAAAAGGCCTAGCATTTCTGCTAGGCCTTTTTAGAAACTCAGGATGACTAATCCGTTATTAAGCGGTTTGGCTTGCGCGTTGCAGAGTGATATCTGCTAACACGAAGTCGATACCTTCAACTAATTTCACGATAACAGACACATTTACTGTGTTGCCGTTGATTTGAACAACCAACTGTTTGAAACCGTTTTTAGCATCAGACGTACTAACAGTAATACCTTGAGCTAAGTAAGTTGCAAGGATAGCCTCACAAGTAGACTTAATCTCAGCAGCAGAAACGGTATTCTTTAATCCAACATAGATATTCTCAAGTTGGTTACGGAAGTCGTAAGCTAATACGTCAGCCGCATAAAGAACGTTACCACGGTTGAAAACCCAGTTACCGTCTTTGTTGTAGGTAGTGTTATCAACAACCAAGCGGAATCCGCCAGTTTGAGGAGCTTCCCAGAACGTTACTGCGTTTTGGATAGCATCATCATACATAGTATCCGGATCAAATTCAACTACAACGTCTTGCTCTGGAGTAGACATTGGTTGAGCTGTGTGGCGGATACCAGACATGTTGAAATATTTGAAAGTCATTGGGTTACCGATTGGCGAACCGCCACGTGCTCCTGCAAGAAGAGCAGCGCCAGCCCAAGGTTGGAACCACTTGATGTTACCTTCAGAGTCCGCTTGACGAACGTCTTGGATAACCATTTGGATGCGTGCAGCAGCCATGGTTGCAATTTGAGTCTTAGCATCAGCATAAGAACCCTTGAACGACAAGTAACCTTGACGCTCAGACTTTTTCTTAGTAGTAGACATCAAGCTTAAGTGAGTTTTCACAGCTTGGTGGATACCGTCGATAGTGTATGTAGATCCTGCATCAGTTAACTGATCAGCGATATCTGCAGTAGCATCACGAGAGAAAAGAGGGATCACGCTGTTAACGCGGAACTTTTCAAACTTGCTTAACGCAACTACGATATCTGAAGAAGCTGTTGCTCCTTTAGAACCGCCGCTCAAGTAAAGAGCATTTGGAATTCCTTGTTGATCAGGAAGACCAACCTTCTTAACATCAGCTTGTGATGCAAGAGGAATCAATTCAACTTGTGAAGACAATGCAAAAAATTCAGCAACTTGACTTGCGTCACGTTTGATTCTTGCAGGTTGAGCTCCTGAAGCAGCGTGGAAAGCGCCAATTGCAGAAACTTGATCAAGAATGCTTGGAGATAATTGTCCCAAAGCAATCGAACCAGCAGATGCAGACCATCCAGCAAGTGTGTTGACATAATCAACGATTGCTTGAATGTTAGGGAAATCCGCTTTGTTTAAAACGATAGAAGCAGGTGTCGCACTTGTTTGAGCAAGTGTGATTGAAGAAGCATTGATCGATACAGTTGCAGCAGTACATCCACCAGAATTATCGCGACCAAGTTTTAACAAGATTTCGCCACCGATTGTTGCACTCTCTTCAAGAGTAGTAACAGGATTACGAACCATTAATGTTGCCATTGGTTCAGAACCAGCAACAGAAATTCCTGCGCTAAGTCCTAATGATGAATTTGCAGTACCAGCTAAGATCTCGAAAGATCGACCAGAACCGTTGCGATGTAAATTTGATCCTGCACCTTGAGTTAACTGTAATGCAGTCAATCCAGCAGCATCAACTTCAATTGCTCCACCCAAAGCGGTGTCAACAGCAGCAGCTAACAAAGCAGCAGTTGCGTATGACCCAGCAGCGATAGTTGCAACTGCAGCGTTTCCACCATTCAAGCGATAGTTAATAACATCGTTTGAAGCAGTAGTGATTACAACCGGAAGAGTAAGTGCAGAACCAGTTACAGTTGCAGCAGTCTCCGGAGTAAGAGTATTTTTGAAAGTTATTTGGTTACCAGAAGTTCCCCACTGACGAGCGCGCAAACGACCGAAATCAGTTGCACCAGCTTCAACAGGATCAAGCATTGCTCGAACTGATGAATTCGTTTTGTAGATATAAACAGCTTGCGCTCCACCTGGGATCGCACCGTCTGCACCAGGAGAAAACAAGAAGCTTGCAGCATCAACGATGTTACCGCGTCCGTATTTTTCTCTGATTTGAACTAGTTGGTCTGGACCGAATACGTTATTAGCGATATTCGTTTCCGCGGAGCCAGGAGCACCCGCATCTGCTTCTCCAAAGATCGCAACAATTCCAGTTGGCGATAGAGGAAATCCTCCGCCAAGATCGATTGTGGTCTTAGAGTAAGCACCTGGTTTGAAAATGGTTGCACCATTAAAGCTTACATTTATTGCCATGTGTTAAGTCTCCTGAGTCAAGTTTCTGACCTAATTATAACATGAGTGTCGGGCTAGGTTATGCTAGCTTGACCCCATACATTTTTAACGCTTCGTCGAATTCTTTCATTGTTGCGATCATAGGAACCTTGCGGCCCTTAAAATCAGCTTTAATGATTTCTTTCTTGTGGATCGCAGGAATAGCTGCAGCTCTTGCTGCGTACCATCCATCAAAATGAACCTGAGGAGCTTCTGCTCTTTTTTTAGGTTCTTCTGCTGCGATCTCTTCTTGAGGAGCCGCTTCCATAACTTCTTCAGTTACGTCAAGCTCCATCTCTTTTGCTTGTCTATTCTTTTTCGCCATGTTGGCTCCTTTTACTATATTTTAACAGCCTGGGGTACTTAAATATTTAAGTCGTCGTCCCCGTCGTCATCACCGATTCTACTGGCAATTAATCCGTTATTAGCTGTTGTATCGACTTCATTTATATCTACATCTAACGAGGCGGCTATATCACTAGCTGGCTCTAAGCCAACTGCAGGATCCACATTAAGATCCATAACTTCTTGAAATCGTTCAGCGTCCCAGAAGTTTTGAGTGGTACAGCGAAATCTAACCCAGCGGGTCCAGATATTCTCAGCCATCTTATTATTATCTTTATTGTAATCACTAGCACTAAACGTATGCAACTTTAATCCTAAGCGATGAGCCATTAGCTTATGCTTAAAAAGAATATAAGCAACTATATAGTACATCCACAGAACATAATCGCCTGCTTTATTAGCATGGATGCCAATATCCACCATAGCCGTAAAAACACCAGTTCCTGTTTCACCGTCTGCATCAAAGATACCAGCTATATCTCCAATAGAAGCTTTTGCTTCATCTTCGGTTTCATTAGCTAAGTGAATAGAAATACAAGGCATAACTTGAGCATTGAATGACCAAGCTTTAACTACAGGAATCTTGGTTGTTGAGAACCAAGCCCATAAGTCATCAATATATTTAGTTCCATAGTCATCACTAAGTTCATCTTGAGAGTATTGGTGAAATAAGTCATAGAACTCCGCCTTATTAGAACGAAGTTGTTTCAGTCCATGACTGATAACTTTCTGTACTACAATTTCAGGCATTACAAATGACATTAGAAACCTTCCTCATAACTACGAATAATCCCAAGAACAACTTCATCATACTCTTGATTTAGTAGATTATTAATCTCTGCTAAATCTTCAGTGAAGTCTTTAGGCTTCTCTGGCATAACCCATTGGGTTGCACGATTTTGTTTACTCGTTGCCGTTCTAAATTCAACCTTAGATCCTTTTGGCACAACTCTATTATACTGTGAAACTGCAGTTTCATAGCGTTCTGCTGCAATTGCTTTTTGAGCATCAAATATATTAGTATGAATAGGTGGCTTTGGATTATTACTAGATTTACCAACTGGAATAACTTTATAGACACCGCTACCGTCTTTCATTGGCTTTGCTCCCTTAGCTAATAATCTATCTAGCATTGGCATAGGAGGTTCAGTGAAATCAGTTATTCCTGAGTCAGTTTCTAATATGAAAGCATCAGGTCTAGGGCGTAAAGCATTAATAAAATCTGGTGAATCTTTTTGAACACCGGATTGAATCGCCAATTCCATTGCGTTATCTAAACGCTCTCGAATGGCAAGGGCAATCTCTTGATTTGCTTTTGATGCAATCACCTCTACGTGATCTTCTTCAATCCCGCGGGCTCGTAGATGTGTTTTAAGGCGTTCTAATTCAAGGAATACATTAACCATTAGACTTCTCGCGCTTCACAGCTTTTGCTCGCATATCATGCAAGAAATTCTGTTTCTCAAGGTCAGTCCAATCAGAACCGAAAGTGATCTTAATAGCTCCATTAGGAGAGATCTCAACTTGAGGACGCGGAAGGTATGGATAATTCTCGTCATGAATGCGCATAGGATTAGTCTTGTGAGAGCTAACAGCAGTCACAGTTTCAGGACCTCTACCCATGTCATCGACTTTGCTTTGTAGATCACGAAGTTTAGCTTCTAAATCATCAATTTCTTTTCCTGCAAGTTGAGCTAATTGATTGTGTTTATCAGATACAGTGTGAATGGTCTCTTCAAGTTTATCAAAGAGTTTCATAATGCGAGCTTCAACTTGTTGCAAGTCCACTGCAGTTCCATTGCGGATCTGTTCGCGGATTGTTTCCATCTCTTGATAAATATTTCCAATATTGTGACGCTTGTAATTTTCAACAAGAGTTTGAACTCCACCATGAATAACATCGTCATCCAATGAATCATCATGAAGGTCATTCATAAAGTCTTCATCTTCAGGGAGATACCATTCAAATACAGACATTAATGCTGCAGTGAGCTCAGGAAGTGATTTATTAGTCCATTGATAGATCATTTTGTGACCATCTTCAACGCGACCAGAATACATATCATTCATGTGTTTACGAATAGAGATTTTATATGTATCAATTTGAATATCTTTAAAATCTTCATCATTCATATCCTTAACTTCTTCACGAAGCTTACGGAACATACCGTTACCAACAAGACGCAAAGCGTCACCGTGTGTAACTTCAAGAACAGCATCACCTCTAGAGCGAATAACATTCTTTTCTAATTTTTCAATTGATAACATACCTTGAAGAGACTTACCAAGCTTAGTGCGGATAAATTCTTCTAAAGGTTTATGGCAGCAATCACGCATATCGTCCCAAGGGATATCTTCTGCGTCAAACCAACGTGGGTTTTTTAATTCATCTGTAGATTTAGGTTCGCCAGTAAATGATTCAATAAGAAATACGTCGCACTCATTTCCGTTCAGTTTACCTGACCAGATTTTCTGAGGATTACGACCAACAATTCCCATTTCTTCTTTTAATTCACGGAGTGCACAAGTAGCTTTATCGCCATCTGCTAAATCCATGTGTCCGCCAGCAAAAGCCATTCCGCCAGTGCTGTGTCGACCAAGAAGAATTTGGTTGTTATCATTCATTACAAGTGCTGCAGCTGCATGTCCAGAATAATGGTCTTCAAAAGACTTCTTAAGTTCTTTTTTAGACTTCTTACGCTTTTCGCGTTCTTCTTTTACTTTGGCTTTAGCTTTAGCGTGATGTTTTTCACCCCAAGAACCACCGCGGTTTTCACCATGAGTTTCTGGAGCATCTTTTCCAGGACTAGAGTATTTGGCAGCAACTGATTTTGGAGGCGTGCCACGGCCTGATGACTTCGATGCATCAACCTTTCCGTGAAGAATGGCTTGCATCAGACGATATTGCTTGCGTGATACAGCTTGTGGCATCTAATAGGCTCCCGTTAACTCGATAGATTCATTATAACTCGTCTGGTGAGTTAACTTAGGGTACGACAGGATTAACAATCTTTTCACCAGAACCTACCATAAAGTCTCTTCTTACTAATATTTGCTGTGGTAATCTACGGGCTGTTTTTACTCCGCCAATTAGCTCCTGTGTAATTCTTAGTTCTCTAAGTGATTGTAACACGACATAAACTGGGTTAGCAAAGTAAGCCCAACCTACAACTTCACCACGTTCTAGAGCTGAATTATAAGAAGGTTCTTTGCCAGGAATCCATTGGATATTGCCATCAGTAGTGACATTAAAATCAACACCAGGCATATAGAACTTCTGAACCCCATCTGTAATTGAACTTGCATACTCAACTTTTTGAACTGGATATCGCAAGCTTTGAATTCCATCTGGGCGCGGTTCATAACCCTTTAATTCCCAAAGACGAACAGTAAAATCTGGCATCTCTAATTTATCATAGGTATTAAAGTCAGCTTGTGTTCCATCAGGATACTCAGTAGGAAATGTTACAACAGCGGTACCAGTTTCCCAAACACCATGTGCTTCAAATGTCTTCTCAATACTATTTCCTTGAAAGATACCGTGAATTTCTTTACTTTCGTAAAATATAATTCCGCTGTCATCGCAAAATGGACAATCTGGTTCATGTGCTTGAAAATCAGTAGATTGAACATTCATACATGGTATAGCTTTGTGATGAATAAAGCGGATACCACGTTGATTCAATAGTTGATCAAAGCTAATTCCCTTGATCGATGGATCCGGAAGATACATTGGCATCGGCGACTGCGTTGACGTAATCGACGTTGCTGGAGGAGTTGGGTATGGTTTATTCGGCTTATCCATAGACATATTTCACTATTATACCTGATAGTAGGCTGGACACCCTAGCTGAGTTTACCTGTATAATATGTATCTAGCCACTGGATCTGAATCAAATGGGGAATAATGAGCATTTTAAATAAGATTATTCAAAGCGACGGCAGTTGTACCCAATGGGCAAGTAAAGCCGTTTGTGCTCAATGCCCAATGTCAAAATTACGTAAAAAAGAAGATGGAACATATCTAAGTTGTGTAGAAGCATTAGGCGTTGAAAATATGACTGAAGAAGAAGCCGATGCTAAGTATAAAGAAGTTGCAAGCCGAATCCTGCTTGACGAAGCGATTGACGAAATCTTAGGAGAGCCTGATGGCACTAAGTAATAACGACAATCGAATTCTTGAAGAGATAGTAAATCTTGATGGTAAATGTATGGATTCACAAAGGTGTAAACTATGCCCGTTCAGAGTAATGTGTCTACCGGAATTTCTAAATCCAACCCCACCAACAACGGAACAGAGAGCCAAAATGGCATTAGATGTCATGACACATCATGCACTTGTGGACGAACAAAGCCCGCTGGACATCGAACAGCATCGCTGGGACAAAAAGTAACTTCAGATCTATTCCTTAGACAGAAGCAAGATCAGGCCAAGTATAATTTCTATATGTTTATGGTGAAATTATTAAGGCTTTATGGATCAAACACAACGAGATAAAGAAGAAAAATTTAGACAACAAGTTCGTCAGATGTTAAGGAAAATGTCTACCGACGAATTATCTTACACACTTGGCCGCTACTGTGGGCCATCTAATATTATGCTTTGCGAAAAGAAATTCGGCTTTATAATCCCTAAAGAATTAGTTGAATCTGAATTAAAAGATCGTACATTCGAAGATGCGATCTTCTTCTCTGATACTGAATAATCTGTTATAATTAGACTATCCCACTCAGGGATTTACATAGGAGGCAACCATGACTAAACCTAGTCCAATCACATGGGGCCTCATTTCAATAAAATCTGATAACAAAGGAAGTACTTATGGAAAAGCGATCAGCTCGTCCAATTCTCATTCGTTTCAAGGATCACCAGGAAATGGTGGACTTGACAATCAAGATAGAATTCAAGTACTTTATGCTCAAGTTGCTTTATGCTCATCGCAGTCGAGAAGTATAATTAAGTTAAATGAATTCACCAGGGGTCCCAAAAATACATGAAGTTAGAAGACTAGAGCTTATTTATAAGTTCTTATTCTTTCTTCGCGATTTAGGGATTAAGTCTGCTGTTCAGCCATCTATTGACGTATGGACTGATTATATGCATATTACTGGACATTTAATCTTAAGCGAGATTGATGATGATATTTGAAAAAATAACTTCAGAACAAGTTACAGCTGTTCATCAGCTTTACGCTTTCCTACGTAAATTAAAAGTAATTGGTATTGTTAAAACTAGCACTGAACAAGTGCGCATTACCGAAATGGGAAGACCAATTCGCTATACTCTTAAATATCATGGATATGATGCAAGTATGAAGGGTAAACTTACTGCTGAGGAAAAACTTGATCGATTGATGCAGATGAAGATTTTCTTCGATAACAGTACTCGACAGACAGAGTAATATCGCCCACATGACTCCAACTCATCTGGACATCTTTTACACCGATTTTTAATTTAGCTAATAACAACAAGAGATCGTGGTAGCGTATTGCTTTATCTTCATCTTCTACATAATATTCGTAATGAACTCGATAGCTAGATAACATCTTCTAAATCAATTCTAATATTAGCAAATTTCATTGCTCTTAAAACAGATCTCACTTCTAATTGCCTTGCCGCAGCTTTAATTCCAAGCTTGGCCAGTAATTTTAAAAGAGCAGTTTCATGTTTGTTGTGCATCATTGTTTAATTATACTTTGTGCCACTTTTTGGCAGCAAAAGTTTTATAAAATTATGAATATGTGTAATAGTTATACATAGGCCCATGATAAGTAGTTGATTTTATTAGGGCCAATTTTTGAAATGTGTATTATATTGTACACAAAATAGTTTTAGGAATCGTAGCTCTTATCTGAGAACTCTATATCGCCATCATCACAAAACCAATAGCCATGAGTCTCTTTGAAATAGCCATGCTCAATACCATTTCCTCGGATTTGATATCCAAGGAGTTTAAGTATCATCTCTAGCGTCTTCCACCCAGACGGAGTTTCAGACCAGTATTTTGAGAGTGCTTTTGCTTTGTCGTATGCCATGAGTATTTTTCTTCTGGACTAGGTCCACGTTTCTTTTTATTCACTTTAGGTAATTTGAAATCAATATGACTACTAATTGTTCCTGGAACTGTAACTATACCAACTTTCTGTTCTCCATTAAAAGTGTAAACCATTGAATAATCGCCAGGCATAACATTGGTGTATATTGCCATCGTACTTCTTTCTGGAGCAGACTTAATACCTAATTTATTTAAAAAAGTAAACAATGCTATATGTGGTTCTGTAGCAAGACGAAGAAAACCGTCAATTGTTATATAAATCGCTACTTCAGTCATCTTGTAATATCCGATATAATAGCTGCAGCCCAAATAATAATTGCAGAGAGTGCGATACTAATCGACAGACCTATCATCAGTAAGATCCCTAAGAGGTTCATCAACATTGAAAGATACTCCTTCTGCAAAAGCAATTTCTTTGCCATCTATCTTTAGTTTTAATTTATAACCTTTATAAAAGGAAGAGACTCTTTGTTTTGCACTCTTAATGCCAAGCTTATAAAGAAATTCTAATAGATTATTAGTAATTCTACTATCATTGGTTCTTCCGCCCCAAACACTCGGTATGCGTATCTCTTGCCTATTAAAAACTCTATTAATCGCCACAAGATTTCCTTGGTAGAGGAACTATTTCCATGTATTCTAAATTCATAGATAACACTGCCATTTGAATCCAATGTGGTTCAACCTTTGGAATTCCTCTGATTGCCGTCATCGGTGAAAACGAATGCTTCTTTGATCCCATTTGAATTACATCAAGCTTCACTAATAAAGCAACTAATGAAATCCAGCTAGAGTAACGTGGATCAACCGTCTGAAATGCAAGACTATTCTCTATGAACATGCTAACTTGCCCCGCACAGCGTAAATCGAAGGGGCCCCTCGCCAGATGCAATATACTGAGTTAGACATAGTTACTTCTTACTCAACTTTTTAAATTGTTCTAAGCTCTTTGGATCCATAAATAATGTTGAAGGTTTCCCGTGATTATTAACAGCTTGATTAATTGCCGCTTGAATCGAATTCATTCCTAGTTTATCTTCCCACTTAGCACTCTTAATTCCAAGCTTTAAAAGTAGTTTTCTTAAACCAAGTTCGTGTTGCGGACATCCACCAAAGTACATATCGTATTCAATAGATTCAAGTAATGCTTTTATAGTAGAAGCTGCAGAGTGTTCAATTGCCATGCGGCAATTATACTAATCGCCGACGCCAGGGTTGCGTGCGTTATGCTGAGACTGCATTTGGCGTGCGGGCTTGACAACTTGCTTGATATCAACGCGACCACCCTTAGGTACTTGTCCACCACCGTGGTCATGCAATGTTCCTTTGCGGCCAAGGTCTTTCGGAAGGTTTCCATCAAGGTTTGTTTGGGTGCGAGTGGCATACGTAGCAGAACCTGGTTTGTAATCAGATTTGGGTGGTACTCGATCTGGTCCGGTTGCTTTATGCAACTCCCATTGTCCACCCTTATTAAATGCTAAATACTCACTCATGTACTTATTGTACTAGAGTTTGGGCCTGATATACTTACCCGGCGCCACAAACCCCTCGAGTACCTCTCGGGGAGTTTTGAGTCCAAGCAAATGAAGAAGTACCATCAAGTGTCCAACCTCATTCAGCACCGGTCCCTCGTCCATTCGCCTATGGCTCAAACACGGACTACCAAAATCTGTATTGATATCATCCGGTGGATAATTTCTATTTCTTCTTCGCTGTGGCCTCATCGGTAATACACCTCAACTAAGTAGCGCTCAGTTCCAGATATTCGCACCATTGTGATGCGGCGGATCCCATGACTTATTTCAAACTTTTGTAATAGCTCGATGAGGCTCCTCAGCGATTTGCCTTGTTGTGGAGTCGAAGAGAACTCACGGTACTTGGATGGGCTGCCGGCGATTGTCGATGGTGGGCCTGGCCAAGGAGGTGGAGGGAAGCAGGGTGCGTGGTAAGTCATATTGTTTTTTGGACCTCGTCATAGACATAGGCAAAGAGGAAGGGTGTCCAGGTTTCATCATTAATGATGCCAAGTTTATAAAGGAAGTGGGCGAGGTTTATGTGGTGTTTTGTCATGGGAATAGGTTGGTCCGTTTTATAAGTGTTTCGTATGGATCCATGACATTTAGTAGTTGAAGGAGGTGATAGGTGGATTGAGCTTGAATTGCATCATAGTGTGATGGGAGGGCGATAGCGAATTGTATGGCATGTTTGCGGGAGTAGAGGCGTATGTATTGTTTTTCCATTAGAAATTTATACCTATTAGGAAAAGAGGTAGTGGTACCTGTGTTTGACCTAATAGGGAAGGGTGGTGGGGCCTCTTATTTAGTTTTGCTTATTTAGTGTGGGCTGTTGGGTAGTCCAGATGTGGACCATAGAGTGGTCCAGTAGTGGGCCAATTGATTGGTTTAGTTTTATATTTATAGGAAATAAGAGTACGGGGTTAATGTTTGTCTATTAGGTTTAGAGGGTGGCGGGGGCCACTTATAGGAAAAAGCTTATGTACAGAAAGAGTTGGCGGCGGGTACCCGCCTGAAAATAGGGGTTCCCTTTTATGCTGAGGGTAGCGGGCGCCCTTTTCCTGAAGCTATAGAGTATTGTAACGAGGCAATAATAAGAAAATTGCTGAGTGATCTGAAACTAACAATAAATGTAAACGGGCAATGACGCCCACAAAAACAAGGAGATATGTATGAGCAAAATGTCACAAAAAGAAGCGGTATTCACAGCGGTATGCAACGTTACTGGCTTTACTGGTGAAGGCCAAGTGGTTATCAGCAAGGAACAACGCAGTCAAGTGAATGCGATCTTGTTCGAGGGTTTCCGATCTAATAGCATTGAGTTAGATCGTGAGTATACAGATAGCGATTTAAAGTCGTATGTGTCTGGCTTACAAAGCAACTGGTTACGTAAAGATAAGCGTTTGAATGGTGGTACACAGTATGTAGCGAAGAACCCAGGGTCACGTGCGGGTTCGGCTGATCCTTCTCTTAAGGCGATGCGTGCTTTGATGTCTACTCTGACTGACGCATCTGAGATCGCTGAAGTACAGTCGCATATCGATGCACGTATCAATGAGATCGCTGCAACGAAGCAAGCTAAGACGGTTGACTTCTCCGCTCTGCCTGCTGATCTACAAGCTAAGTTCTCTAAGTAATGAATGTGGGTTGTGCGCTGGGTAATACACCAGCGCATGACACTGCTACGCTTGGGAGCTCAGTGCCCGATCCTATACTTAATTATAACGAAGGAGAAAACAATGAATAAGAACGTAATTATATTTGGTGCACTTGTAGTAATCACTCTTCTCTCTGGCTGTGCTCAACCTAAAGATGGACTGAATGGCAAAGACGGTAAGGACGGATCTGATGGCAAGGATGGATCAAGCTGCTCTGCAAGCTCTGTCGCTGCTAACCCTGCTGCTCCAAATGGTGGAGCTCTTATCTCATGCACTGACGGAACGAATAACTTGATACTAAATGGGTCGAATGGAAATGACGGCAATGATGGTGCCGATGGGAAAGACGGGCAAGATGGAACGGTAATTACATCCATCCAATTCTGTCCAGGTGTTACAAGCTATCCTGCTAAGTTCAATGAAGTGGGATTCTGTGTAGGCAATCAGCTGTATGCTGTATATAGCACTAACGGCGGATTCATGGCTCTTATCCCTCCAGGAAGATATAGCTCTAATGGTGTGAATAGCTCTTGTTCATTCACTGTTAAGCCTAACTGTGAGATTGAACGGTAGTAATACAACCCAACCTAATCGGCTGACGACGGGCTAGAAACCCAGGTCGTCAGCCGACACTGCTACGCTCAGCCCCACTATGAGGCAATACCTGAACCTACACACCATCACAACAACGGAGGATATGATGACCGACCAAGATAAATGCAATCTGATACTACAGAAGATGAGAGATGCAGGCTATACCGATGTAGTAGATACATGCGATGGATGGACCTTAGATGAGATCGAGTATTTCCTTGCTAACTATGAACCACATTACCTAAAGGAGAGTATATGAGTAAGAACATGAAGTGCTGGAACTTAGTTAATCTTGAAACCGATGAAATATTAGTTAGAAATTTAACTAAAGCTGAAGCAATGGCTAAAGAAGAGAAAGCCCATGATTTAGGTATTCCAGCTATGGCTATGAATAATGATGATTTAGAACTTTGCTTTAATATGGAGGAAGCTATATGAGCCGTCAAGAACTTATCAAGCTATTGTTTGCCCTACAAAACGAAGCCTACCGCAAGTCTGGCATGGACATCAACGACTATCCTTTCATCTGCTTCGACTTCTGCACTGACCAGCAACTACAGGCTTATTACTTCAACATGGCAGGTAATTAATGGAAGGCTTAGCTGTATCTGCAACCGTGCTATACTCACTCTTCTACCTGATTCAAATTCTGTCCATAACACTAGGAGGATAAGATGATCGATTGGCAAGACTTCAAGTATACAATGGCCGTCACTTACAAAGATGGATCTGAGCACGAACACTCTTCCGACAACCTATTATTCCTAATCCATCTAGGAGAAGACGGACTTTTATCTGGTCTATATACATCCGCTACTCTATACTCCAATACAGCAGTCACAATATAACCCGACAATCTACCTATAGGTCCTGATCCTTCTCGGGCAGGACCTGACACTGCTACGCCAGGAGCTCTGGGTTCGGCTAATCATCCCGATACTACATGATAAACCCCTCGGGTAATGCCTCGGGTAGATGTAAAGCAAGCCTGAATCTATGCCTAGATATAACGAGGGGATAAGAGATAGGGAAAGAACAGGCTTAGACAGGCCAAGGATAAATGTATAGGGAAAGCCAACTCAGGGTGGGCGTCGCTCAGCCCCCAGGCCCTCACTATATCCTAGCTAGTCTTTTCAGCAGTTTAGCTCTCCTTCTCATATCTCCCTATAACAAAACTAGGTATGGCTTAGGTTTAGTCTAGGCTATATCCTATAAGTGCTATAGGTGGATGCTAGAAGTGGCCTATTAGTTGTGGGTGAACTAGATGAAGTGATGATCCGATACTATGCCTAGATATAACAAAGGAATGATATGAACGACATTAATATAACAGTTGGTTCTTTAGTCCTAGTATGCGAATATGGTAGTGATCCGTATTGGTGTGAAGTCATAAGCATGAAAGGTGATGTTATTTGGTGTACTAACGGACATGGCATTTCTTTTAGAGTGCACCGTGCAGATATTAGCCAAGTAACAGATGATGACTCAGTTCTTAAGTAATTTCTGAAACTACATAACGATATAACAAGGAGATAGTGTATGAAAGAGATGTTATTTACAGTGCTACTATTCTGCTTTATTGGTGGTGTAGTTGGATATGGGTTTAAGACTCTATTTGATGAGCTCGCTACTGTTCAACCTAATATTGAGAAAATGCTCAATAACGTAATAGTGGAGGAATAGCCATGAAATATGCTGTAAGACATACTTTTGGGAGCTTTATCCATGAAGGCACTAGGGCTGAGTGTGAACTTGTAATGAAGGCTTTTGCCACTTATGGTGTTGGTGAGTTTAAGTTTGACATAGTAGAGATTCCAACTCCTAAGCTGAGTGATAAGACTCGTGAAGAAATCCACGTCTATTTAGCTGATATGACTAGTGACAACTTAGATACAGAAATTATAGAGGATTTACTTATCAATGGGTGTAAAGGCTTTGCAGAAATGACTGATGAAGAGCTTGTTGAAGCACTTGAACCATATATTGACTTTGAAGAGTCTGAAGCTGACAATACTGAGCTTTATATGAGAGCTTGTGCTGAGTTGGGTATTGAGCGAATGCTAGGTTGTGGTGACTTACCTTTAGCCAATGTTGAAGCAGCTGACTTAATTGGTCTTCCATCTTTAAAAGATAAGAAGGATTAGTGTATGGGAAAGACAGTGAGTAATAAACTATTGGCACTTATTAGTGATAATGGGTGTGTTATTAAGCCGGACTCAGAGTTACAGAAACTCCATATAGGTACTTGGTTTAAAGCCACAATGCATGGTGCTTATGGACTTTATAGCTCTCAAGCTGATGCCTCTTCTATCTTCTTTTTTGAGAGTAATTGCCCTAAAGGTAGTGAAGACTATGTATTAGCTCATGAGTTTGGTCACTTCCTTAGCTATTCATTAGAGCATGGTATTCATACACTAGTTAAAGCTAATAAGCACTCGGAAATACAAGCTGACTTTAAGAACTTAATGACTGAGGAAGAGTTTAGAGCTGATACATTTGCTATGCTTATAGCTAATTACTTAGGTTTCAATGCACCTGAATGGGTTATTGATCGTCGTCTTCCTCAATATGACTCTCTATCTATGGATAGAAAAACTGATCTGACATTAGAAGTAATTAACATGATTGGTTTGAGTTTTATTAACCAAACAAAAGGAAAATAATGGACTTACAAAGACTCATATATTTATGCCATTTAAAGAATGAATTAAATAGACGTAGACGTAGGTTTCATTACTATATCGATAATGGTTGTTCTGACCATATTAGTAAGCGAGAAGCTATAAATGGCTATAGAAAAGCTAAACAAAACATGAAAGCGATGACTCATGAAATGAGACAAATGCGACTTGCTATGGGTGTTAGGTTTATATGGAATTGGAGTGGGCATATAGAAGCAATTGAAGTGCTTAGTACGAAGCAACGTATTCGCATGAAAGATTTTAAGAAGTTTTATGATTCAGAGTTGTTTGAAATGACTTTATTTACAAAGGATTAAACATGAACGAGAAGCTTAAAGTACTTACTGTGTCGATTGATGTATCTGATCTGAGTGCTTCTCAGATTGAAGAATTGCAATTAGCTATGGAAGTACAAAGCGAAGACTATGATGGAGCTGTTATCCTTAACTCTGCTGTTCAAGACATGGACATGGATGAGCTTATGGAAGAGGACAATGGCGATAGCGACAACCTTCACTAGGTTGTTATCCGAAACTAAAATCCCTTATAAAAGGAGGATCTATGTCTATTGGTAACTATAAAAATTACCCACAAGAAGTTGTCTTAAAAGCAATTGAAGTATATAATCGCCCAGGTATGGTTTGGCAAAATGTCCCTTCTGTTTTGGCCGAAGAATTTGGCATGAAAAATGGTGATCAACTATATCACAATCATGGATTATGTTCTGCAGCTAATGGAATGAAAGAATATAAACCTAAAAGAAAGAAAAGAGGATTTATTAGTCCTGCAAAGACTAAAGCTTTAATGCTTGCTCTTGTAGATATGGGTGTTCATGTTGATATAAATCAACTAATTAACAATGCACAAACTAAAATTGTGAAACCCAATAAATCCTGAAACTAGAATGAAGTAACAAAAAACTTGGTGAATGGTTCATCAAGAAAATTAATAGTCAAACCTCGGGAGGTTAATATGACTAAGATTTCTCAGAAAGAAGCAGTTTTCCAGGCCGTAAAGAATGTATGTGGAGAGCAAGACTCTTACACACCATCAAAAGAGCAGCGCGCTCAAGTGAACGCGATTCTGTTTGAAGGTTTCCGCAGTGGAACTATCGAACTTGATCGTGAGTTTTCTGATACAGACTTGAAGTCGTATGTATCAGGACTTCAGTCAAACTGGTTGCGCAAAGACAAGCGATTGAACGGTGGAGTTAGCTACGTAGCTAAAAACCCAGGTTCACGAGCTGGTTCTGGCGATGCATCGTTGAAAGCAATGCGTGCATTGTTAACAACTTTGACTACTGAAGAAGAAAAATCAGAAGTTCAAGGTTACATCGACGCTCGCATCCAAGAGATCAATGCTAGCAAAGTTAAAGCTAAGCCTGTTGATTTCTCAGCTTTGCCTGCTGACCTTGCAGCTAAATTCCAAAAGTAATTTATTAAGCGGGATGCAAGTCCCGCTTATCCCCACATTCTAATAAAATCTAACGACGCAAGTCGTACCAAAAGTGGCGCATAACCCAACACCTATACCAAGCCTGTTAAGCGGGGCTTGGTATCTTCATTTGCCCATGGGCAACTGACACTGCTACGCCGGGAGCTCATAGTCCCAGCACTGTATCCTGAAACTAAAAACAAACATCGGAGAATATATGTTTAAAGTATGTAATGACTCGCATTCTGTCAATGGAACTAGTCGAATGGGTGAGATAAGTGTTGTATATAAAGATCTTATATTAGCATTTGGTGAGCCAATGGAGAGTGATGGTCACAAAGTAAGTGGTGAATGGGTGTTCCATGATGACGAGGCCGATATTACATTTACACTATATGACTGGAAAAAGACTCGACTGTATGGTAGTGGTTTAATGTCTGTTGAGCAACTTCGCACACAAGATAAAGAAACAATAGTTAATATAGGTGGTAACCATAAAGGTGACATTGATGCTTTTAAGTCTTGGGTTAAAAATCAAATTGAATATGCAAAAGTTGGTAAACCATTTGAACAAATTATTCTTGGACTTAAATCCTGAAACTAAAAACAACCATCTGGAGGTATTGTATGAATAAGTTTTGGGCATTAACAATTACAGCAAAACTAGAATTAAAAAGACAATGGATGAACTCTGAAATGGTGATTGCTTTCTTGCAGGAAAACAAAGGCGGTAAAGTATATCGCTCTGGTACTGACCAAGAAGCAGAGATTATTGCAGATCCTCAAAATGAATTAGTTTGGAAAGATATTCCACAAGTTGGATAAGGAGTTACATGAAC